ACATCTAAAAGCGGTCATTATAATATTTATTTAAATTCAAACAGTTATTTAGTTAGAATGCGAATAAATAATATTAAAAAAAGCATTGGAACTTTTAAAACAATTGATGAAGCTATAATTTGCAGAGATAATTTTTTAAAATCAGAAACAATAAAATAAAATATTTCCATTGTTATATTAAAAAGAATAGTTATCTTTGTCAAACAATTAAAATTTATATTATGAAAAAGTTATTGCAAATTCAGGCAGAATTAAAATGTCCAAAAGGAAGTTTAAATAAGTTCGGAGGGTTTAAATATCGAAGTGCTGAACAAATTTTAGAATCGGTAAAACCTATTTTACACAAACACGAATCTACTTTGGTTTTGTCCGATACGATTATCGAAGTAGGTAGTAAGCTATTTTTAAGAGCAACGGCAACTTTAAAAGACGGAACGGATATTGTAGAAATTTACGGTTGGGCGGAACTTGGAGAACATAAAGGAATGTCGAGCGAACAATGTACTGGCACGGCTTCAAGCTACGCGCGTAAATACGCTTTAAATGGTTTATTCTTAATTGATGAAACTGAAAGTGACCCTGACTCAAAAAACAATAAGAAAGCTGAAAAAATAGATAATGAACGTTTTGAAAAAGCTGTTGAAGCAATACGTAACGGAGAATTTAGTATTGAACAGCTACAAGCGAAGTTTGAATTAACTGAATTACAACAAAAAGCATTATTACTGATATGAAAATTCGCTGTTCACAAATAGGTAAAATCATGACCTCATCTAAAACAAAAGGTGAGGTTTTATCTAAAACTTGTAAAACCTACATTCAGGAACTTGTAATTGAAGAAAAATACGGAATCCGAAAAGAGTTTTGGAGTAGGTACACGGATAAAGGGAATGAGGTTGAGCCAGAATCAATTAAACTTGTTGAAAATGTTTTAGGTTTAAAAGGTATTTTTAAAAACGATGAAAGAATAACAAACGAATGGATAACTGGTAAACCTGATGTAAATACAAAAGAAATTCTTTTAGATGTTAAATCAAGCTGGGACGCAACAACTTTTCCATGGTTTGAAACCGAAGTGCCTAATAAAGATTATTACTACCAATTACAGGGTTATATGTGGTTAACAGGAAAAAACGAATCACTTTTATGTTATTGCCTGATTAATACACCATTTCAGATAGTTGAGGACGAGGTTAGGCGCGAACATTGGAAACAAAACCTAATTGATGAAAGTTTAGATTTAAGAGACTTTGTACAAGCGAAGCATAACTTTAACCATATACCAAAAGAAAAGCGTTTAAAAGTGTTTAAAATAGCAAAAGACGAAGAAGTAATCGAAAAGATTAAACAACGAGTTGAAGAATGTAGGGAGTATTATAACGAATTATTAATTAACCTTTAAATAAAAATAGAATGGAAACAAAAGAATTAAAAATCATGGGTAAGTATTACAATACGACACGCCCTGACCAAATTGTACAAATTAAAGACATGAAAAGAAACATGATGTGGTACGAAACACTTAGACAAAACGACAGAAACACGATTACAGAATTTTGCTGTAGTCAAGAAAGGTTTACACGTTTATATGCTGAAAAAAAATGAGTAAAACAAGCACAAAGAGTAAAATTGAAGTCTTAAAAATGTGGCTTCAAAGTATAAACCCAATAAAATATAATTAAAATGGAAAAGAAAGAACAATTAATTCAAGCGATTATTACCTATTTAAACTTTGATTCGGTTTCAGATGAAAGATGGCATTCGCCGTTTAGTGATGAACGACAGGCAAAAGTTCGTAAAGACGCAGAAAAAATAACCGAGTTAGTAACTGAAATATATAAATAAAAATGGAAGAAAAAAAATGGAGTACCGGAGCGTGGAAAAAGCAAACGCAAAAAGGCGAAGTAATAAACTTTACAATTAACGATGTTAAATATTCAATGTGGGTTAATAACTACAAAAAAGAAGAAAAACAACCTGATTTTAAAATCTTTGTGAATGACTTTAAGCCAACGGAACAAACGCAAAGTGAAAAACCGAGCTATGGTAATAAAGATTTTGATGACTTTTTAAACGGAAAATGAGAGAAGCGCAAATTTTAAGCAATATAAACCAGGTTACGAGGAAAATGATAATTGATTACTTAACGAAACACGAACTAAGTTTAAATGCGTTTTCCAAGTTAGTTAAGATTAACCAACCTATATTGTTCAAGTTCCTAAACTATAAAACAAATATAAGTTCACGAACAATTGAAAGGCTTGGAGCGTTCTTAAAAAATTAAATTTAAGGCGGAACGTAAAAAATTCCGCTTTTTTATTTGTAGTGTTATTCTTTTTAGTATATTTGTAGAAACAATTTAACTTTATATTATGAAAAATTTAACAAAAGATTGCCAAGAATGTAACGGCTGGGGAACTATAACAATAGAACACAACGATACTGATATTCCTTATTTACAGGACGTAGTCGATTACGAATGCATGAGTTGCACAGGAACGGGAGCTGAATTAGACCCTGAATTAATTAAAGAGCGTATTGAAGAACTTAACGATATGATTTTAGGAATGCAAACACGTCTTAGAACATTAAGCGATTTTATTAAGTTAGCAAACAAAGGTTATTTGCCTAATTTAGCGCAGAAATACACGGACCGTTTAGAACTTTGTTCATGTGGATTAGGTCGTTTGTTAAACTATAAAAGAAAATTAATTAGTTATGCAAGTAACAGATAAAATAAAAATAACTAATGAAGATAACATGGAGCTAATGGCTCGGTATACAGATAACTATTTTAATTTGGCTATTGTTGACCCGCCTTATGGGATAGGAATTGACGGACAAAAGAAAAGTATAAATAAGAACCCAAAGCATAACAGAAAAGAACACACCCAAAAGAATTGGGATAACGCAATACCATCTAAAGAATATTTTTACGAATTAAAAAGAGTTTCAAAAAATCAAATTATTTGGGGTGGTAACTATTTTACTGAATATTTAGAGCCAACAAAAGCATGGATTTTTTGGTATAAAGGGCAAAATGATTTAACAATGTCAGATGGTGAAATGGCTTGGACTTCATTTGAGACTGTTACAAGGCAATTTAAATTAAATAGAGCTGCGTTAATTGCTCAAAATACATTCCATCCAACAGAGAAACCTTACAAACTTTACAAATGGCTACTTGACAAATACGCAAAGCAAGGAGACAAAATACTTGACACCCACTTAGGCAGTGGCAGTATTGCCATTGCTTGTCACGATTACGGATTTGATTTAACAGCGTGTGAATTAGATATTGAATATTACGAAAAGGCAATTCAAAGAATTAAAAATTATACTTCACAACAAAAATTGTTTTAATTTAGCTTAAAATTTTAGGAATGGAGTTACTTTTTATTATATCAGTTGCGTGGTGGTTTGTTAATTTCGAACCTTTGCAGCTGCTTTTTGATTTTATATTTAAACAGATTAATATTTCGCACCTTTCAGATTATATCCATTCGAGTTTAGGTTGCTGGAAATGTTGGTCGTTTTGGACATCTTTAATTTATACGGGCAGCTTTTTTATGTCATGTATGGCGGCTTTAATTGCTTATTCATTAGAAATATGTTTGAACAAGTTGAGCGCGAAGTAATAAACGAAATAGCGTTATCACAGGACGTTGTTAAGTATTCGAAAGTCAGTTTAAATAAGCTGAAGAAAATTAAGGAACTAAAAACGGGTAAAAAAGAGAATGAATGTTTTTGTTCAAATGTCAGGCGTCGCGTGTGGTTTAAAGATTTTATCCAATGGTTTGAAAGCAATTCTTGACAAATACATTAACACGAATTATCCTGAAATCAGAAAGTATACTAACTATTTTTTGGTTAGAATGAGTAGCCCAATAAGTGCCGACACCGTAATAAACAATTCTTATCTATATTTAGTTAAGTTAAACCCGAATATAAACACGGAAAACGAAATCAAAAGCTACCTTTTAAACACCATTAAAAAACAAATCCTTTGGAATACATCACAAAGCAATAAAGATGACTTAGTAACCGCCTTAGAAAGTCATTCAAACGAAACAAACGATGATTCTGATTTAATATCTAAAATAGCACAGGAACAAAAATACCAACTTGAAAAGTCATGTATCGAAATTTACAGAAACACGATTAACGATAAAATAAAGTTAATTATATTTGAAGCGTACTACGACAAAGGATATGTGACAGCCAGGGCAATGGGAAAGTATTTTGAACTCCCGTACACAACGGCTCACTATTGGATAAAAGAAATAAAAGAAGATTTAAAACGAATAAAACTTGAATATGAAAATTAAAGACGAACACAAAGGAAAAGTAATTGTAAAATACGATTCCGTACTCGGACAAAGACGAATCGAAGTCGATAAACTTGATCCAAATAGATTTAATTACTACCAATCTATTGGACTTGGTTACTTATTCGAACCTGAAGCAATTAGTTACACAGGCATAGAACAAGAACCAACCGCAGAAAAACCAAAAAGACGGAGAAAAAAAAGTGAATGAGCCTATATTTAACAAGTGATTACTACATTGTATTTATGAATCCATCAAAACATAAATCTGAATGGAACGCGCTCAAACTAATCATGAAAGTAACTGAAATAAATTACGCTGTTTTTATAGATTACAGACTTTACGATATGGAGGTTCACCCCGTAACAAAAGACGAATACAATAATTATTATTATAACCCTAATTAAAATGCCAAAACCTAAACTAATAGAAACACCCGAAAAACTACTTCAGCTATTTAAAGACTACGTAAAACACGAATCAGAAAATCCAATGTATCGAACGGATTACGTAGGTAAAGACGGAAAACAAGTTAAAACACCTCTTGAAACACCTGTAACATTTGATGGCTTTGAAGTATACCTATTTCAAAAGGAAATTATAAACGATTTAGGCGACTATTCTAAAAACAAAGAAGGTCGATATTCCGAATACACCCCCATCATCGCGTATATAAGGAAACATTGCTATATTCACAACTTTAAAGGCGCAGCGGTAAAATTGTTTGACCCTAATTTAATTGCACGTAAACTCGGAATTAAAGATAGTAGCGATGTAACAACAAATGGCGAATCAATAAACGAAATAAAGGTAAATATCATTAAACCAAGTGACACAAACACGAATGAATTGTAAATGCATATATAGGGGTAGTATAACCGAAATATGTAAAATGTGTGCAAATGGAGTTAAATAGTACAATTATATTTGAAAAGAACTTTAACGCGCTCCAAGATAACGGGGTGCGTTTTGTTATTAATGAGGGTGGCTCACGTTCAAGTAAAACTTATTCGCTTTGTCAGTTGCTAATCGTTTACGCTATAAAAAACCCTCAAAAGGTAATTAGTATAATAAGAAAGACATTTCCAGCGTTACGGGCAACGGTAATGCGTGACTTTTTAGAAATCTTAAAAGACTTAGAAATCTATTCACAGGAACGGCACAACAAGTCAGAACACATTTACACGTTTGATAACGGTTCAATCGTTGAATTCTTTTCAGTTGACGATGAACAAAAGATACGAGGGCGCAAACGTGACATCGCTTGGTGTAATGAAGCGAATGAACTTTATTACGATGACTTTACCCAACTTAACATGCGAACCGAAAATAAACTGATATTCGATTATAACCCTTCAGAATCTTCAAGTTGGCTTTACGAACTACCTAAACACGAATCCATTTTAATTAAGTCTACGTATCGTGATAACCCTTTTTTACCGGATAGTATTAAAAAGCAAATTGAAGACCTTAAACGAACCGATGAAGCGTTATATCAAATCTATGCGCTTGGTGAAAAGGCGGTCAGTAAAAGTAATATATATTCGAATTGGACTTTCTTAAATCACCGCCCCTCAAAGTTTGTGAATTTTGTTTATGGTTTGGATTTTGGATATAATCACCCCACGGCATTGGTTCGGGTTTATTGGTGTGACAAAGATATCTTTATTGAAAAGGTAATTTATGAAAGCTATTTAACCACTACGAACCTAATCGACAAAATGCTGGATTTAAATATAGAAAAACACGTAACCATTTTAGCTGATTACTCACGACCTGAAATAATAGCCGAAATGAACAACGCAGGGTTTGATGTACAAAACGCGAATAAGGTAGTTAAAAAAGGAATTGATAACATTAAAACCTTTGGAGTGTTCTGCGAAGATTCAAAAGAAATAAAAAAGGAATACGATAACTACAAATGGAAAAAAGTAGGTGACCAAATAACAGATGAACCCGTGAAACTTTTTGACGATGCAATGGACGCTGTTCGATACGCGGTAACTAATATAAGACAGGAATATTACACCGACGATTCATACTTTGCGTTCTAAACACAAACACGAATAAAAATAATATAGTCATGGCATACCGAGAAAGACAAAAAATTAGTCAGATGACGCCAAAAGGCGCAGACCTTGAAGCTACCGACCTAATCGAAATATCCACAATAGAAAGCGGTTCGTATGTAACCAAATCAATAACAGGTCAAGAAATAATTAATGCGGCTGGTAGTTCTGGCACAGTAACAAGTGTAGATTTAACTATGCCGTCAGCATTTACAGTTACAGGCAATCCAATAACAACAAGTGGAACATTGGCAGTTACGGGAGCGGGTGTAGTAAGTCAATATGTAAGGGGTGATGGTTCGTTAGCTAATTTCCCCGCTTCAGGTGGTGGCGGTGCTTCCGTTAGTTACTATCTTAATGGTTCGGTGAGTCAAGGTACATTCGGTGGTGTTGCTATGAAAGAAATTAATAAAACGCCAATTATAGGAGCTGGAACAGATTTTACAATAAATGCAAACGGATATATACAATCATTCATAACAGACGCAAACGACCCGAACCAACTTGAAATACCCTCTGGAAATTGGAATTTTGAAACTTATTTCAGCGCGTCAAGTAGTGGCGGTTCACCCTCATTTTATGTTGAATTATATAAATGGGACGGTGCTACATTATCTTTGATTGCATCCAACTCGGCTACTCCTGAAGGCATCACGAATGGAACGGTAACTGACCTTTATATTAGCGCATTAGCTATTCCACAAACAACATTAGCTTTAACCGATAGATTAGCGGTTAGAATATGGGTTAATAATTCGGGAAGGACGATTAAACTTCATACCGAGAACAGTCATCTTTGCCAAATAATTACGACATTTTCAACTGGCTTAACTGCATTAAATGGATTAACAGCTCAGATTCAAAATTTAGCAGTCGGAACAAGTGGAACGGATTTTGCGATTAGCTCAGTTTCAAGTACACATACTTTTAATTTACCAACGGCTTCGGCCACGAATAGGGGTGCATTAAGTACAACTGACTGGAGCGCGTTTAATGCAAAGGCTTCATATACACCAAGAGTTCAAAGTTTAAGCAGCGCAGCAACAGTTACACCAACTAATCTTAATGATATTGTTATAATAGTGGCGCAATCCGCAGCACTTGCTTTGGCAAATCCAACAGGAACTTGGGACCAAGGTCAACCTTTAATGATTAGAATAAAAGACAACGGAACGGCAAGGGCAATTACCTACGATACTAACTACCGAGCAATAGGGGTTACATTACCTACTACAACGGTTATAAGTAAAACAACTTATTTAGGTTTAATCTATAATGCAACAGATACTAAGTGGGACGTAATCGGAGTAACAACACAGGCATAAGATGAGCTACTACCCTTTAATTTCTATAATGCCGAAAACAACGGCTTCTCCTTATGACCCAGACGCACAGGCATTTATAACAGCGGCTGGAATAACTGATAACACTCAAAAGAATGCTATTAATACTTTGGTTCTTGATTTAAAAGGTTATTCAATTTGGACAAAATTTAAAGCTATATATCCAATTGTAGGTGGAATAGCGTCAAGTCATGCGGTTAATCTTAAAACACCGGGAACTTATAATTTAAGTTTTGGAACAGGTTGGACGCACACTTCAAATGGAATGACTTCATTAATGACATGGGCACAAACTGGTATTCAGCCATCGACTGTTCTTGGATTAAATGATGCACATTTAAGTTATTTTACATCATTAGTTGATTCAACGCAAGCTTGTATGATAGGTGCTTATAATGCTCCAAATAGATTAGCTATTTATACTGCAGGTGTATACGGGGTAAATAGTGCTGCTTGGTCATCTTATACTTATTCTGGGGGTGGAGCTAAATTTAGAATAATTAGTAGATTATCTTCAACTGTTCAAAAATTTGCAAACAACGGAACAATCCAAACAGCTACATTAAATTCAAGTGTAAGACCTACAGCTAATATTGAACTCGCAAGGTTGGGTGGTTTTGGCTCTGATAATTTCAACGGGATATGTAAATTTGCTTCCGTTGGAGATGGTTTATTGGATGCAGATATAGCAAACTTTAACACAGCTGTAACAACTTACCAAACAGCACTTAGTAGATATAGTTAAAATGGAAGGAAGAATAGTAACAAACGAAACAGCAGAACAATTACAAGGTGTATTCTTTGACTCAGATACATTCTTTAACTTTGTTCAAGATATTAATGATGTATATTTTTTATTTTTAAGTAGCTCAGATGAAGTCGATATTGCACCAACTGAATATGCTTATTTATTAGATATTCCTTTGAGTGAATTTATACCTAAACCAACACCACCTTTTCCACCAATAGAAAACTAATGGCAATAACTTTAATAGCGCGACCGCAAGATATAACACCGGCATACAACCCTGTTAAATGGATTGTAGATTCTAATATTAAGAATTACGAAGGTTTTAGATATGTATTCAAAATAAAAGATAATTCAAGTAATGTTATCGCCGAATATCGTCTTTTGCCAACTTTTGGAACTGGCTACGGTGAACAAGATTTATCTAAGCTATTAAGTAATTACGTGTCGTTTGATTTGGACACTACGTCAACAAGTTACTACGCGGCTACAAATTCATTTTATATTTACAAAATTGAATTAGGCGAAGAATATACTACCCGGGTAACTTACACGTCAAGTTTGGTCGATAGTTCTGGTAACGTACGAATAAACGTAACAAATACTTTTGTAGCGGGTGACCGAATAAACATAAAACAAGATGACAGCGGAACGGCAAATCCTTATATGGAGGGTTTATTTACGGTATTAAGTGCAACGGGTTCGTATATCGTTATTAATTCGCTTTGGTCACTTGTAACCGATTCAACTATTGACGGTGTAATTACCTATGCTGATAATAGAAAAACTTATTCATTTAGCGTTGAATTAACAAAGGCTGTTTTCAATGGAGTTTTCAGATGGCTGGATTTTCCCGCTTTTGATTACACGGATTTTAGTTTAACGGCAAACACGAAAAGATTGCTTACAAACCAACCTACGACGTTTTATAGCACGTTGGGTCAAGATATATATTTAAACGCGTTAAATCCAAGCGGAACACCTGACTACGTTATATTTAAAAACTCAAATGGCGAATACTTTTACAAATCAATTTCGGGAACAGATTTAGCCAATCAAATTGCAGTTGGTCCAAATAATTACGGAATATTAATTCCAATAGGAGCGGCAACCTTACCAATGATAAAAACGGATACAACGTCTTATGAAGTTTATTATTCAAATGCAAACAGCGGAACACCGGCGCAAAAGTCTTTAATCTATACAATAAATTTAGATACAAGGGTGCAAATTTCTGAATACCATTGTTTATTTTTGGATAGGTTAGGTTCGTTTAGTTCTTTTGCTTTTCAGCTTAAAAACTATGAACGTGGCGAAGTTACACGCGATGAATTTAATAAAGATGTTACAGGGTTTATAAACACCGCGCCAACGGTTGACCAATGGAGTTATAAAACAATCGAAGACGGGTTTAAAACTTTCAACATTAACGTAAAGAAAACCATTGAATTAAACACAAATTGGATGTCCGAAGAAATGAATCGTTATTTTGAGGAGTTAATGACATCACCGCAAGTTTATTTAAAATTAGCTTCGTACACAAATACTGAAAGTTGGTTATATCCTGAAGATGAAAGCGGCTGCCCGTTAAGAATTCCAGAAAGTACCGAATACCAACCCGTAATTATCACAAACACGAACTACGAAATCTTTCAACAAAGAAATAAGAATCTAATTAAACATTCTATTTTAGTTAAATTAGCAAACCAAGACAATATCAATGGTTAGGATACAATTAGAAACGGGTTATTTAGATGTAAAAGAGGGAACGTCTTTTCCGCTTAACTTTCAAGTTGGCGATATACGCGATTTAACGCAACGTAAAGGAACTTTCTCGAAGACTATAACACTAAGTGGCACAAAGAACAATAACACGCTCCTAAACAACTATTACGATATTAATATCAGTTCGGGTAATTTTGATATAAATAAATTAACTCGCTGCTCGGTTCTTCAAAATGGGATTCCAATTGTAACAAACGCTTTACTTCAATTAGTAAACGTTAAAAAAGTTCAATTAACAGACGCATACGAACAAGGGTTGGAATACGAGGTTTTGGTTCGTGATTCACAGGCTGAATTTTACACTACGATAACAAATCTTGAATTAACGGATTTGGATTTTAGCGATTGTAACCATGAGTTTAGCATAACATCAATTACGGATAGTTGGTCACACACTCAAAGCGACCATTATAAATATTTAATGCCGTATAATGACACGACAAATTACACGGTTAATCATTTTAAACCCGCTATTTACGCTAAAAGTTATTTTGATCGGATATTTGCAAACGCTGGATTTACTTACGATTGGTCGGATTTAACCAATTTCCATTTTGACAAGTTGTTAATTCCTTATAATGGCGATGTAAACAATTTTGATTTTTCTGATTATAGGGTAACCGCTGAAACAACTTATTTAAGTTCTTTTGCGCAGCCAAACCCGGGTTATAATGAGTCATTTACTCAACAAGTAACAACGTGGACTGAAACGCTTGATAATCAAAGTTTATTTAACCCGTCTTTGGGTGAATATAACACGCCATTTAATACAGATACTACGCAAGGTCAAACATATTTCTTTAATTTTATTTATGCTTATGAAATAATTTTAGATAATACAAGTACCTCACCACCTTTCACCGCTTATTTAAAAGTTCAGGACCCAACTACTTTATTATATCAAAACGCTCAAATACAATACAACCTTCAATTTGAATTGTTGGTTAATGGTTCGGGCGTTGGTTTTGTTCAAGCTTCAGACGATGTTATCGTAGGTGATGGAATTACAACCATAAGCATACCACCCTCAAGTTCATTATCAGTTTTAACAGCTTCGGGAACAACTACAATTCCGATTCCGATTAATATAACGGCTACCGATATTGTTGAAATAAAAGTGGGTATTAACGTAACATCGTTATATAATTTCGGAGTTGACGCGGTTTGGCGTAGTACAAACGCAACTTCTGGCGGCTCAAATGTTCAAGTAAATCCTCAAGTTAATTTTAGTAGCTTAAAATTAGACGTAGTTCCCTCAAATAATATTCAAGTCATTGGCGGCACTCAAGTTATTAATGAGTTTATTCCTTTGAAGATTAAACAATCGGATTTCGTTAAGGCAATATTTCAGATGTATAACCTTTACGCATACCCAAACACGAACCAACCTAATGAATTAATTTTAGTTCAACGTGATGAGTGGTACGACGCTGGAACCGAAAAGGATTGGTCAACTAAATTAGCAAAGAACCAAGAACAACAATTAATATTTTTACCCGATCTAAGTAAAAAGAAATTAAAGCTAACTTATAAGCCAGATACCGACACGGCAAACGATGTTTATACACAGGCAACCGCTGAAACATACGGACAATTAGAATACACTTTTGATAATGAGTATGTAAAAGACACCGACACAAAAGAACTTTTATTTTCACCTACTCCCGTAAACAAAACAAGTTTTGATGCTTATTTACCAATGATTAATGGAATAGCGCCAAACACGAATATAAGAATTCTTTACGATTCAGGATTAGAAACGTGTCAACCGTTTAATATTTACGAACAAGGAACAACGGGAACAACGGGACTTACATCGTACCCACAAACGGGGCATTTTAACAACGCGTTAACTCCGACTTTCGACATAAATTTCGGAGTGTGTGATTACTATTTTTATCAAACAAGCGTTTTAACAAACAATAACTTATATAACTTATATTGGCGAAGAACGGTTAATCAGATTAATGTAGGTAAAATGCTAATCACTTCTTTTTTACTGAATGAAGCGGATATCCAAACATTAAAACTTAACGATAAAATCCGTATTGATAACTCATGGTGGAATATCAATAAAGTAATTGATTATAACGCAAACGATGAGGTTTTAACAAAGGTTGAATTAATAAGCGTAGACACTGAAATCGAACTCGCTAATTTTCCTATAAAAAGACCAATACCAATTGGTGATATTTTAGATTCGAAAGGTAAATCTGAAATGAATACTGTAATCACAGAGCAATCAAATATCAATTTAAGCGAGGGTAACGTCCAAGTATTTGGAAAAGGTAATGTAATTCCAAGCGGTTTAAAAGGAATCGTTATCGGTGATAATCAAAGCGTAACGGAAGACGGAATAACGACCACGAATTTAACGGTAACTGAAACAATAAACGGGCAATCTGTAACGGAAATACTACCAACTTATACAAAATATATTGCTACAATAAGTCAAACGGGAATACTTGACCCTGTTATTACAATACTTGAAAACACAATAGGCGATATTGTTTGGATAAGAACGGGAGTTGGTAATTATGAAGGGGTTTTAACTAATGGTTTTCCAAGTGCTGATAAAACCTATTTAATGGTTAATCAAGTGAATAGTGCGCAAGGCGTTTATTATTTTACATGGGGGAGCACAAGTCAATTGTTTTTACAATGGTATGATTTTTCTTTAGCACAATTAGATAGCGTCTTAATGAATAATACAATAGAAATTAGAGTTTACCCATAAGATATGAATGAAATAGAAGTTCCTTTAAAGATAACTGGTGTAACTGAAATAAGAAAACAGTTAAAGGATTTAAAATCCGAATATATAAACGCCACCGACCCCGCAAGAATGGCAGAAATTGCCGACCAAGCTGGTAATTTACAAAAAAAATTAGATGGAGCGACAAAGGCTTTTGCTGGATTTACAGAGGGGACAAACTTAGAACAAACACAAAACGCTTTTACCAATTTAAAAGATTCAATAATAAATTTGGATTTTGCAAAAGCTGGAAAACAAGCATCAGTTTTTAATCAAACTTTAAAAGCGTTAAAGCCTGAAGATTTCATGGGACAAATTAATGGTCTTGGTAAAACTTTTTTGGGTCTTGGTAAAACAATCGGCATTGTATCAAAACAATTTATTGCTTTTGGTTTATCGCTTTTAGCAAACCCTATCTTTTTATTAGTTGCTGTTATTGTTGCTGTTGTTGCTGTTTTTCTTTTATGGCTTAATAAAATTGGAGTTCTTAAAAAAGCTATTGACTTTTTAATGAAACCTATAAATGACCTAATTGCGGGATTTAAAGAGCTTACAGATTGGCTTGGACTTACAAGTTATGCAGCGGAAGAAAACGCGGCAAAAATGATTGAAGCTAATGATAAAATAATGGAAAGTTCTAAGGAACGCCAAGACACCATTGTAAGCGGTTTTGATTATGAAATACGAATGGCTAAAATTTACGGTCAGGAAACATTAGATTTAGAATTAAACAAAAGTAAGGCAATTGGAAAAGAAGCTAAAACACGCTTATCGTCTGCGCAAAAGGCATTAAATGCGCAACTTGCATTAGGTGATAAAGCTGATAAAGAAACAGTTACAAAACTTAAAGCGAAAATAACAGAAGAAAACACGATAATAACAGGTCAAAGACGTGAACGAAATGCCATTGTCGCACAAGATAGGGTTGATAAACAAGCGGATGCTAAAAAAGAACTTGAAGAAGATAAGAAAAACAACAAAGAAAGACACAAAGCAGCTATTGATGCAGCAAAAGCGGCAGCGGCAGCGGCTAAGAAATTCGCTGAAGATAGGTTAAATGCACAAAGAACTATTCGTGATATTGAAATTAGTTTAATTCAAAAAGATGCAGATAGGGAAATTGTAGCCACTCAAGAAAAATATGCCAGATTACAAGAAGATTTAATTAAAAACGAAAACTATACAACTGAAGAAAAATTACGTTTAAAAGTATTATATCAAAAACAACTTGAGGACGAACTTGGAAAACAAGAACAAATCGAAATTGATGCTGAAAAGGCTAAACAAAAAGCATTACTTGAAGAATATAACTCGGGTTTAATTAAGCAATATGAAGAACAGGATAAACAATATTTAAAACTTCAGGAATTAACACAAACACAAACCGAATTTGCAAAAACTCAACTTGCTCAAAAGTTTGATGCTGAAATTTTAGCAGCTGGTGAAAACCAAGAATTAATAAAAGCCTTAACTACTAAATATCAAACAGATTTAAATAAAATAGACCAAGATGCGGCAGATGCAAAAGTTAAGCTTGAAGCGGATACACAAGCTAAAATTCGAGCGGAACAATTAGCAACGGCAAACAATGCCTTAGATATTTCTCAAAAATCAATTACATCTATTCAAAATCTTGGCGATATTGCTTTCGCAGCTAAAATGGCAAAAGTTAAAAAAGGCAGTAAAGAAGAGGAAGAAATCGCAAAAAAACAATTTAAGTTTAATAAAGCCATGCAATTAGCTGGTGCAATTGTTGACGCTGGTAAAGCGGTTACGGCTTCATTAGCTTCAGCACCATTAGCAATTGGCGTTGTTCCAAATCCTATTGGTATTGCATCACTCGCAGCAGCGGTTACCACTTCGGCTTTGAATATTTCAAAGATAGCGGCAACACAATTCACTTCAACAGGTGGTGGCGGTGGTAATACACCAACGATTCAAGGTGCAAGTTCTACATCTACAACGGGAGCAACGCCTTCATTCAATTTATTTGGTCAAGGTAACGACGCAAACAACGTGGGCGCACCTCAAGATAGTCAAACATCAATAACGGTGAATGCTGTTGTAAGTGAAACAGAATTAACAAACACACAAAATAAAGTCGCTAAAATCAATAAAAACGCAACGCTATGATAAGTTACCAAAGTTTAATAAATAAGATTATCAATTTTTACGATAACCATTTACAAGTAAAAAAAGTAGGTTCGGACTTTCGGGAACAATTAGAAAACTTTGCCACTAAGGACGAAAAATATCCTTTGGTTTATATTTGCCCCGTTGACGCTGCGCCGTCTGAAATGGGTTTCACTACCGAAATTAATTTGGAAATCTATTGCTTTGATATTATACAAAAAGACCGAGCAAACATAAACGTAATTTTAAGCGATTGCCATTTGATATTAAACGACCTTTACAATTGGTTTTTAAACTCAGACGATTATAGCTTTGATATTATCGGAGTTCCTACAATGTCACCTTTAAATAACGATTTATTAGATTACGCAGCTGGGTGGGTCATGACCGTTACGTGTTCAATAAATAATTATACCAATTGCCAAGTTCCTGAACAATTAGAGGATTAAAATTAATATAGTCATGCCGGACAAAGAATTTAAACTAAAATATAAGATACGGAATAAAGCCGCAAAGGTTTTAAAGCAAGTAATTAAACAGGACGCGTTAATCGATACGGGAACACTTTACGAATCTATCCGTATTAATGCTAAATTCACAACCGAGGGCAGTTTAAGAATTGAAATTTTGGCAGCTTATTACTTTGGATTCTTAAATAATGGCACAATAAGCATTGAACCTTACAATTTAGTGCGGTCATTCAATAAACAATTAGAAATGCAAGGTATTATTTCAGAAATGTACGCGCAATATATTGAATGGTTAACGGGTAAATATCCACTTGTTCAAGTTGCTGGAATGTTGCGTAAAAAGCAAAATGTAATCTATGACTTTAATCCGTTATTCGGTGAGTTTTGGGCGGCATTGGAATACTAAACGCTTAATTCTTTTTTCATTCCTAAAAAGTTAAAGACCAAAATTAAAGGAAGTTCACAAACGGCATGAAACTTAGTTAAATCCTCGTTGCATAGTGACCAAATAAGTTGTTCCCACGCCCATTTTTTCTGTTTCTTTTCTTCTTCAAATTCCTTTTGTTCTTCAGCGTCTAAGGTTAAATCGGTTTCGAAGTCATCTTCATAGGATTCGGACATTAAGTTTTTATATTGGTCGATAATATCCTCACGAAATTTAATGTATTCAGGTAGTAACCCGTAAACATCAGTAATTGGAAAATCTAAGAACCAATCTAAGCGGTCATTAGAATGATAATTATAGCTTTCTAAGACGTTATCGCCCCATTCATTAACACGAACCCGCCTGTAAAGAATTGCAACGATGTTAAGCAGCTTTTCGATGTAGTTATCCGAGAAATAAGATTCTAAACTTATAAATTCACCGAGTGTAATTTTATTAAACGGCTTTAATTTATAAACTCCGATTTCTTTTTTGTAGTTTTTATGCGGTTCGCCCCGTATAAATTTAACCTCCATTAATAAATCCTCAAGTTCTTCGATTGTTATATCGTCCAAATCTTCAGGATAGCAATCCAATAACGTACAAAGCACATCAATTTGATAATTAAAAACCCCATCTTCATCGGATAGGGTTCTAAGTTCTATAAAGGATTCAATCGTTATTTGATTCCACGCTTTCGGAAGCTTGTTTTTGAGCATGGCTGGATATTGTTTGAGTTACAAAGTTTAAATAAGGGATTGCAATTTCAGCGGCTTGCAATCTAAACAACTTTGATTTGTGTTTTAGGTGCGCGTTATCGTAGTGTTCCGTATTTGAAAGGTCGCTTCTTTTAAACAACAAAGCCATGATATCAGAAACCGAATGTTTGTTTTCTTTGGTAATTATCTTTTCAATTAGCTTCGTATCTTTTACAGATAAACGCATTTCGGCATTATAAGTAAATCCGTCAATTTCTAAACTTGTAACGGGTTCTTTATTATCGTAATTATCGGTATTAAATTCTTTTGTCTTTTCAACAAAGTATTTAAAATCTTCCCATTCGTCCTCTTCGATTCCGACAACTTCAAAAACTTTGATTTGTTTTTCGATGTTATCCAATTCGGGATTGTTGTGGATAGCTGAAATCTTTTCGAACTCCTCGATGTTAATTTCATTCATTTTGTTGGCAATATTACGCCCAAGTACTTCAATCATGTTTATAATTTTTGAACAAATATAAATAATATTTAATATAGTGAGATGACAAAAGATTTACCTATTTACAAAATTACCATTGAACCTGAATATTCAGATGGCGAAGATTTAGGAATCGAGCAAATCGCTTTCACTTCAAACCCGGCTATTAAGGTTAAAGGAATGGCATTTAATCAAGATGTAAAATTGTTATTTGCAGATGACTTGAAATATCGTGTTACGGCTCCCGCTATGATTCCAATGGAAATTTATAGACGTGACGATGAAACGGGCGAATACTACGTTCAATTTACAGCTGAAACAATCGAGCAAATACATTCTAAATTCATGCAAGATTTAAAGAATCGCGACATTTTTAATTTAGAACACGACCAAACACAACAAGTTCCAGCATATATTCTTGAATCGTGGATAGTAGATAACCCAAAAGAAGACAAAGCATTCAGCACGTTTGGTATTGAAGTGCCAAAAGGAACTTTGATGTTAACCGCGCAAATTACTGACCAAGAATATTATAATGAGTTAGTAAAAAACGAACAAATCGGATTTTCAATCGAGGGGTTTTTAGGTTTAAAATTAAGTAATCAATTAAATAAATATAATATGAACAAATTACCAGACGGTGAACACCTTGTCGAAGGTAAAATCTACGTTGTGAAAGGCGGTGAGATTATCGAGATAAAAGACGCACCAACCGAAGACGTGGCAATGGAAAGCGACACGGTAGTCGAAGAAGAGGTAACAACCGAAACCGAGCCTATTGATGAGCAACCAGAACCTGAAGAAGCTGAAATGGCTGTTGACGTAACTACGGACGCGGAAGCGGTTTTAGCAATCGTTGCACCTGTACTTGAAGAACAAGTTAACAACCTATTGAAAATTATCGCTGATTTAAAATCCCAAATCGAGGATATGTTGGCGGAAAGAACTGAAGACGAAATCGAATTGAAGTCGGATGTAAAAATGAGTATTGCTGAAAAATTCAGCGCATTAACTAAACTAAGTAATTAATTAAAATCAAATACAAATAAAAATGGAAAGAAAATTAAAATTTGACTTGGATATCGAAACCAACGCTTTGTTGTGTCCAAATCCTAACGAGTTCTATTCAAGAGCTTATTTAACAGCTGATGTTGCGGATACTTACCGAGCATTACCGGGTATTAAATCAAAAACAAAATTAGCAAATGTTGCTTTTGGTTCAATCCTTAAGGCTTCAACTTGTAACTTCGAAGCGCCTACCGACACTTTGGACGCAATCGACATCGAGGTATGTGCATTTAGTGCTATGGCACAAATTTGTCAGTTTGATTTGGAGCAGTCTTTTGTTGCTTTGCAAATGACGCAAGGTTCAAACGGTGACTTTTCTGTCCCTTCATTCATGAATTACTACTGGGGTCAAATGGCAAATCAAATCGAAGAAGACATCGAACTAATTAGATGGCAAGGTGACACAGAAAGCGAAAATCCTTTACTTGCTCTTTGTGATGGTTACTTGAAAAAACTTTGTTTAGAAACAGGTAATTTGGCTTACGAAAATGGTGGTGCTGTTAACTCTTCAAATGTACTTGCTACATTGAACACGGTTGTAAATAGCTTACCGGCTTCAGTTCGATTTAAGAAAACAGACTTAAGAATCCGTGTTTCTTCAAATGTTGCTGCTGCTTATGAACTTGCTGCCGCTTCAGGTAACACATTAACTTATGTTTCTGCTCCATTGCAAATGACTTATTTAGGAATTAAAGTTGTTGTTTGTGAGGGTATGCCTGATAATACAATCGTAGCTTCTTTGCAAACTGATTTAATCTATGCATTTGACGCTGAAGGCGATTCTAAGGCATTGAAAGCTGTTAACTTGACAGACACAGTTGCAGAGCCTTATATCCGTACACGTGCGAATGTAAAAGCTGGTTTCTTTTATGTAAACCCTGCGCAAATTTCTGTTTGGTCTGCTTGTTTTGCATAATTAAAATTAACGGGGGTGTAAAAACCCCCTATTTTATAAACTAAAAAAAATATATAAATTATGTCATGTGAAGCATTAGAAGGAATTGTAAAGTCGTGTGACAACAATTCAGGTGGTATCTACAAAGTGTGGATAAACCAACAAGATGAGATTGATAGCGTTGACGTTAACCCAACATTAACGTGGACTATTGACCAAATTACCTTAGTAACACCAACACCTTATACTGAATTTGAAATCCGAAGAAATACGGGTTCTTATACTGAAGAAGCTGCAATCGACCTTGTAAACGGGTCTTCTTATTACACTCAAATAATTACTTTGATGTTCCATCGTCGTGATCAAACTAAGTCACAAGCGATAAAAGTTTTAGGTGCTGGTCAACAATATCTAAATGCAATCGTTTTAGATGCTAACGGTAAATATTGGTATTTTCCATTCATGCAATTAACGGGAGCCGCTGAAGGTTCGGGAACTGCCCGTGCTGATGGTTCTAAATATTCAGTTACTTTGACTGCGGAAAACGATTTCTTAGCTTATGAGGTTACTGAAGCTGCGGTATTAGCGGTTATTTAATACTATCTTCTCCAAGAAAATTAGCACTCTTTATAAGGGTGCTTTTTTTTTAAACAAAAAGACGTACTAAGTTAATATAGTTGTGATATATATAAATAAAGACGAAGTAAACAATATCGTGTTAACGCTTAGTGAGGTTAGCACCTTAACAAATCCTTATTATTTATTTGTGTTTCAAAACGAAATGAACCCAGAAAGCGAACCTATTTTATTCACATCTTCGGATATTTCAGCTTATCCGGAACGATACAATCAATTTTTATTAGATGAACCCGTTGACGTTGAACTAATCAAAGGTCAATACTCATATTCGGTTTATGAATCGGTAATTCCACCCGTTGCAATTATAGACACAACAGGAATTGTTATTGAAGAAGGGCGAATGGTTGTTTCAGGTTCTATTATAAATTCAATTTACGACTAATTATGGCATGGTACAATATATTTTCTAAAGGTGAAAAACAAGGCGTTGAAGTTGTCGAAGGTTATCATAGTTTTTCTACTCCATTTGCTCGAGTTGGTAATGCAAACCTTGCCTTACCTTATGTAAATGGACGTTATCAAGTCGCTGGTTACATTCCTTTCGGTTCGGATAACCTTTATCCTGAAATCCTTAACCAAATGTATTATAGTTCACCTTTACACGGTGCAATTGTAGACTACAAAACAAATGCGGTTATCGGTGGCGGGTTTAATATCATGATTGATAAACTAACCAATGAAGAAAAATTAGAATTATACGCTTTTGAATCTAAATTGAAGTTAAAAAAAATGGCTTCGGTTGTCACTAAACAGCTTGTTATTCATAACCGAGTTTATTTTAAGTTATGTTTTTCTGAAAAGGGAAAAATAGTTAAAATAGATAATCTTTCACCTGAGAAATTAAGACGTTCACAGGACGGTAAAACTTATTTTGTTTGTGATGATTGGGCTTCAAGAATTGATGTTTTAGAAATTAAACCCTACCACCCATTAAATAAAGATTACGAGCAATTATTTATTTATGAATTGCCTTGTATTGGTCAGGACTATTATCCATTACCGCAGTATTCAAGTGCTTTGAACTTTGCCTTTTTATCAGGTGAACTTAGTTATTTAGCAAAATCAAACATTCAAAACGCTGTTTTCCCGTCTTTTGCTATGTTTTTTCCTAAGCGTCCACAAAGCGAAGAAGAAAAAAATATGATTAGACGTACTATTGACAAGTTGAAAGGTGCTGAAAACGCTGGAAAAGCGGTTGCATTCTTTGCAAATAGTGCCGAACAAATGCCGAAAATAGAAAGTTTACCTACAAATTCAAACGACAAGTTGTTTCAGGAAGCTTCAAACCTAAACACGGAACAAATATGTTTTTCACATACTATTGACCCTATATTAATGGGGGTTCGAACAACGGGTTCACTTGGTGGTGGTGCGGATATAAAACAAGCGTATGTTATATTTGAGAAAAACGTAGTTAAACCTTTGCGTGAATGTATCCAAGATATATTTAATGAATTGTTATATATTGCAAAGGTGAAAGGAACGTTAAAAATCAATAACTTTCAAATAATTAATGAAACTATTGTAGAGGTTGATGAAAACGCTTCAAAATTAGCAACTCAATTAAGTTCTTTAAATCCTGAATTATTAGCAAAAGTATTAGAAAGTATGACCACTGAAGAAATACGTTCTTTAGCGTCTTTGCCACCTATTAAACCTGAAACTCCAGCATAATGCTTTATTTTATAACAGAAAATTATCTAAAAACAAATACGCCAATAACGGCGAATGTAGATGTTACAGACGTGACCCCGTATATTGCAACACAGGCGCAGTTAAGGGTAATGCCTATTTTAGGAACTACATTCTTTAATTATATGCTTGACGTTTATAACGATCAAACGGCAACAAACGATGAAGAAACTTTAATTAAATTCATTCAACCCGTTATCGCGTGGCGTTCGGCTGAAGACGCTGTTTTCGGTTTAACATACCAACTAAAAAACAAAGGACTTCAAACACAAAGCGGTGATTATTCAAGTTCGGTAAGTCAACGCGAAGTGGCTTTTGGTATGGAGCATTACGCACAAAAGGCTTCATTCTTTGAAACACGATTAATCAGATACCTATTAAAAAATAGAAATTTATTTCCTGAATTTATTTCACATGAAAACCGCGACACGGATTTACGCCCAATGATTGACTGTTTAGGTTGTTCAGGTTGTCACAATGCAACGTGTAATGGTGAAAGTGGAAATGGATATAACAATCAAATCTTAATATTATGAATGAATTTGTAGCGGCTATTAAAAAGAATGGCGCGGTTGGGGTTTTAGCTATGTGGTTATGGTATACACATACCGAGGTACAGGAATTAAAAATGCGCTTATATGAATGTTATGGCAAAGACGGGCAAATATCTAAAAACTTAATTGAAGATAATTCGTTTATTGCTATAATTCCAAAAGACGAACTAAACGATACATTATGAGTTACGATTGGCTAAAACACGAACCATCGCCAAAAATATTGGTCGAAGCTGTTAAACATATCGGAGTAAAAGAAATTATCGGTCGTTATCACAGTGAAACTATTATCGGGTGGGCGCAATCCTTAGACTTAGAAGACGTTTACACAAACGATGAAATACCTTGGTGTGGTTTATATATAGCTTATTGCTGTCACGCGCAAGGCTTGGACGTAGTTAAAAAACCATTGTGGGCGTTGAACTGGAATAAGTACGGCACAAAGGTTGAAGTTCCTATGTTAGGTGATGTATTGACTTTCACTCGAAACGGCGGCGGTCATGTAGGTTTATACGTTGGTGAGGATATTACACATTACCACGTATTAGGCGGCAATCAAAATAACATGGTTAGCGTTTCACGAATTGCAAAAACACGATTAAATCAGGCACGTAGAACGGCTTGGAAAATAGCACAACCCGCAAATGTGCGAGTAGTAAAATTAGAACCAAAAGGAGTAATAACAACAAACGAAAAATAAAATGGCAAAGAAAAAAAAGATTGATGTTGAAATTCAAGTGAATGATTCATCGTTAGAAATTCACAGAGACGAAACGATTAGCGAAGTGAAATTAGATACTAAGAATTTAGATATCGAGGTTACAAAAACGGGTGACAAAATCGAGGTGAAAGTCGATACGGATAAACCTTTTTGTGGTTTGGTAGGTAAAATTTTAGGAAGATATATTTCGAAAAGATTAAAATAGTATATTTGCAGTGACTTTTTCATAAATAGTTAATTGTTTTATTAAACCCTTGCTTCGGTAGGGGTTTTTTAGTTTATACCATATTCTTGATGCTGGGAAATTGGTTTATAGAATTAAGAATTAAGAAACACTCCTATTGGGTATATATGTATAAATGAATTAAATTTTTAAGGGATACCCCCGTAAGCAATTACTGCTAATTCTTAATTCTGAAAAAAAATATTTTAAAATAATTGTAACTATATTAAAAAGAATAACGTATATTTGTCAAAACAATTAAATACTAAACTATGAAAAATTACTTTTTTGACTTATTAGACCAAGTCACACCACGAACCGAGGAGCATAAAGACATTTTAAAGTGCTTTTTAGGCTTTTTCCCGCTACTTATTGTTACGATTGGTGCATTGTATTTACTTTTAATTTATATGCGATGAGAACGGCTGAAAATAAGTGTTACACTTTATTAGAAATAATAAACTATTGGGAAGACCAAAAGGAAAAAAACACGGGTAAAATGAATATCGCACATTACATGAATGTTTGTAGGGCAAAAGCTCGAATTTTACGATGGAATGATAACGATAAAACATGGACTCAAATATTTAAATAACATGAAAGCAAAACACGTAACCGTTCAATTCGAATATACAAATTTTGATACTTTGGAAATAATGATAAATAGATTGAAGTCCGAGTTAATGGAGGGAAAAGAATTTTTTGAGGATATGCAAATGTCACCCAATGGTCAAAAATTCTATTTACATTTTAAACAGGAATACAAAAGAAAGCGTAGTTTTAAAATAGAAAATAATTTAATCTTAGTAAAATCTTATATATGACACCAAAAGAAGAAGCATTTTATTTAGTTCAGCATTTCTCATATCAATTTGAAATCAGGGACTACAAAAAGGCGAAAGACCTTTCTATTTATTTAGCACATCGCTTAGTAATGGAAACCTTAGACCTGAAAAGAATTAAACACTGGAAAGAAGTAGTAACCGAAATAGAAAAACTATGAGTGCAAAAGAAAAGGCTATTAGCTTAGTGGATAGCTACCGAATTATTTTAATGAATGAAGACACTGAATGCGGTAATGAAATCCTATGTAGTGTAATTGCTAAGAAATGTGCATTGATTGCATTAGATGAGAAATTAGAAGTCTTAAATAAGATAAGTTGTGTAATAGTGTGTCATGATTTAATTGATTATTATTTAGAAGTTAAACAAGAAATAGAAAAACTATGAGTGCAAAAGAAAAAGCTGAAGAATTGGTTAAGAAATACAGAAACCCATTTAATAGAAAAGGTTGTATTCCTCCAAGTGAATCAATGTTTCCAAGTACTGCCAAACGATGCGCATTGATTGCAGTAGATGAAATGATTGATATTAGAAACGGCTTATATATTAACGAGGGTAGTATTGCTCATCAATGGCTGTTGGACGTTAAACACGAAATAGAACAGCTGTGATAATAGAAAACCCTAAACAAAAGATTGACTACCGTAAATTAAAGCGGTGGAAAATAAAAGTTAACATATCAAATAATTATTATAAAAACGAAGAAAACGATTAATTATGAAAAAAGTAATTTTAATTTTAGCAATAGCAGCGTTTACAAGTTGCTCAAAGAAAGACGAAACGTGTAATTGTGGTTACATAACAGCAGATGAAATAACCTACGACGCAAATAGTAACCCGTGTTATTCGCTTACCATTAGAAACAGTTGTTCTAAAAATGAAAAAACATTTTGTTTTGACCAAAGTGTTTGGTATGATGGAAATGTAGGTGAAGATTTTTGTATTTATAATGTAGAAAGTTGGTAATTAAAAAATAATTAGTATATTTGTAAACGGTTCGTCTTCACATTATAGAACTTAAAGAAGTTATTAAAACCTCTTAATGAATTTGGACGTGAAGACCCAAAGGATTTAAGGGGTTTTTTTTATGCTAAAAATTTAAATTATGGAAAATTATTTAGAATTTACTTGTAAACTTTCACCTGAAACAAGTACTGAGAAATTAGTTATTGGTAATGGTGAAACTATGTTATTTGAAATTTGGGACGGTAGTAAAAACATGGGTGTAGGATTAAATAAAAACGATATTGAAAAATTGTTACCTTTTTTATTAAAATTTTATTATGAATAGTTACGAATTAAGCCGAAAGTTTTGGGATTTTGCTTTTGAGAATCCTGATAGAATTAAACCAATACATTCTGCTATTTATTTTTTTGCTATTGAGCATTGCAATAGATTAGGTTGGAAGGAAAAATTTGGGTTACCTTCTCAAATGGTAATGGAAGCTATTGGAGTTAAAAATTGGCGAACATACTCGCAAGGATTAAATGAACTTATTGATTTTGGTTTTATTAAGTTATTAGAAAAGTCAACAAATCAGTATTCAAGTAATATAATTGCTATTGTAAATTTTACCAAAGCAGATACCAAAGCATTAGACAAAGCACTGCAAAAGCACGGTACAAAGCAAGGTCAAAGCATTGTTAGTATAGATAAACAAGAAACAAAGAACAACTATATACCTGAGTTATCTGAATTTTTAGCTTATGCAATTGAAAAGGCTTCAACTATTAATCGAGAAGATGTTAGGTTAAAATATGAATCATGGATTGTAAATGATTGGAGTGTTACAGCAAATAATAAAACACGTAAAATTGTAAATTGGAAAAGTACGTTATTAAACACTATTCCTTATTTACGCAAAGACGAAAGTAATTTTTATAAACCAAACATAATACACGAATAAATGTATAAAAGACTACACGACGTATCGAGCGAACTATTCAGCATACGAAACGAATTAAATATTAAAGGAAAATCAATCGGTTGGGATTGGGATTTATTACCATACACAATTAAAGAGGGTTGTACGACTTATATCGGAGCAGCTCCAGCAAGTGGTAAAACTGAATTATGGTTTGAGTTTTTAATTAACCTTTCGTGTTTACATAAATGGAATCATGTTATTTTTTCACCTGAAACAGGAAGTGCTGCAGAAATTTACGCAGAACTTTGTTATAAGTACATTGGAAAACCTTACTACAAAAGTGAAAACACAATGACGCAATCGGAACAAACACAAGCTGAAATGTTTATTAACGAGCATTTTATTGTAATTGACCCAATAGATGAGGATTTAACACTTGAACAATTTTATACAATGGTAGATGAGATTGAACGTAAAAACGAAATAACTATTCACACGACAACAATTGACCCTTGGAATGAATTAACTGAAAATTATATTATGTCAGACTTAGGACGCGAAGATAAATACCTTAGCCGAATTTTAGGAATGGCACGAAAAAACGCACGTAAAACAAACCGACATAATTGCATTATAAACCACGTTCGGGACCAGGCACCGATAACAAAAGACGGAAACACTTTTTATCCTATGCCAACAGCTCGTGATTTTGCTGGTGGTCAAGTATGGTTCCGTAAAGGATTAGCTGTTTTAATACCTTGGAGACCGCCAACGGGTTTGAGTGATGGTGACGGCAACATATACGAAAAGAATGAAGTACACTTAAAATTAGCGAAAAGCAAACCAAAAGGAATTGGACTTTCAGGAACTTACAAAATGTTTTTAGATGTTTCTAAATATCAATACTACATGATTGACGCTTTTGGTAGGAAGATTTACGCTCAAAGAAATAAATCTGAAAACACGAAACCAATTTCGAATAGTTTTCCTGTTAAACAACTACCTTTAATGAAACCCGATATAGTAAACGGAAAAGAATTACTTTCGTTTTCAGAAAAAATGAACCAACAAACACCTTTTTAAAATGGACGAATTAAATATAATAAGCGCAAAAGTATCAATACAAACTACTTTCTTAAAAGTTAAAATTAGCTTAGAAGATATAAAGAAAAACCACCCGAATAGAACTGACATAATACATTCAATGGAGCGTACCTTAGTAGATTTACAAGAAATAAGTTTAGTTTATGCAACAATGGAAAAGGAGTTCCGGGCAGCAGTTCAGCAAAGTTTCAGACTTGAAAAGTTACTTATGGAAGAAAAGTTTAAGAATAAAGATTTACAATCACAATTAACAACTAAAAATTATGAAATATGAATCAGTTAAAAATGTATCGTGTTTTTAAAGTTTACGATTTACTTCAAGAACGACCAAGAACGATTGCAACTATTTGTAGATATTTGAACGTAAGCGAAAGGACAGTATATCGTTATTTTGATTTATTTAAAAACTTAGGATTCATAGTTGAAAAACACGAATTTAATAAATACCAAATAAAAAAATGAGATGCCGTAACTGCAAAGAAAAGTTTGAGCCTATTAAGTTCCTACAAAAATATTGCTTAAAAGATGAATGTTTACGTGTTTTTGTAGCTGACGTAAAAGAGAAAACTTGGCAAAAGACGAAAGCAAAAGCGAAGCTGGATTTAATGACTTTGAGTGATTATCTTAAATTAACCCAACAGATATTTAATAAATACGTTCGATTAAGGGACAATGGAAAAGTTTGTATATCATGCCAAAAACCAATAAACGGAGTTAAACACGCTTCACATTATTTAAGTGCTGGGGGTCATTCAATAGTTCGTTTTCACGAAAACAATGTTTGGACTTCATGTTATAAATGTAACGTGCAACTTTCAGGAAATCAAGTTGAATATCGAAAAGAATTAATTAAAAAGATAGGAACACAACAAGTTGAATGGTTAGAAAACAACGGAAGTAAAGAAAAAAAATGGACAAAAGACGAATTAAAAGAATTAATGCAGAAATATAAATTAAAATGCAAACAATTAGAAAATAAATAATATATTTGTTAAGTAGAATTGCGGCTACATTTAAAAACTTATTTAAGACCTTAGTGTTAGTAGAGTCCGCAATCTCGAAAGCACTAAGGCTTTTTTATTTTATGAAAACAGAAATTTGGAAAGATGTAATTGGATATGAAGGATTATATCAAGTAAGCAACTTAGGAAAAGTTAAAAGTATTTATTATAGGAATGCTAAAATATTAAAAGCAATGCCCTCAACTAATAAATATTTAATGGTTAATTTGTATAAAAACAAAAAACCTTCTTTTCAATTAATTCATAGATTAATGTATGAATCATTTTATGGAATCAAGTCATGTTCAAAGTATGTAATTGACCATATAGATAATAATAAATTGAATAATAATTTAGATAATTTGCAGTATATTACAAACCGCCATAATTCATATAAA